GGTCTCCTTCTGCTGTTTCGATGGCTTTGCCGAGGGCTGCGACAGGGCGTTGGGCTTCGATTTCTGCTTCGGCTTTGGCGCGTGCTGCTCGTTCTTCCTTGAGGGTTGTGAGGAGTTTGATTGCCATGTCGGGGTTGGCGATCATGTCTTCGATGGTGGCTGGTGTAGCGTACATTCCGTGTTTGCGGATTGAGGGGAGGACCTCGCTGGTGACCCAACGACGGAACTGTGTAGCCTCAGGCTTATCAGATCGAATGATGACTTCATAGAGGCCCACCTCATTGATGACCGTAAGCTGTTGCGTGCCTCCAAGGGTGTCCACCGGGCGGACACCCTTCATGTCTTCATCGAGGCGGGCGGAAACATTCCTAGTGTTGGTGATTCCAAGAGCATTACACACGTCTTTGAGGACGAAGAGTGGTTCGCCTTGTTCGTCTGTCATGACGCGGATGTCGTTGCCGAGGTGGTTGAAGATGGTGATGTCGTTCATTAGTTGTTCTCCTTCGTAGAGTTGTTGCTGGGGTGGCGTTTCATAGATGCGTACCTGCGTCCCGACCCGGGGCGGTTATTCATCCAGTGCTCGACAGTGTCGATGTGCCAGCCGGGGCGTTCACCCTTGCCGGTGATGTAGTAGATCTCGGGGGCAGGCAGCATGCTCTTGAGGAAGTAGCTTTGGATCGTGCTGTCCGTGAGGCCGACATGCTTGGCGAAGGCGCTGATGCCGAGGTACTTGGGCGTCATTGGATTTCCTTTCTGTCGTTTCCTTCTGACACGAATAATAGTACAGGATTCTCACGCGCGAATGCAAGCTATTAGAAAGTGACTCTCGCCATACTGGTATAATTACCCCATGAAACACAACCTCCCCGCCCCCTCCCAACCATGGGGCAACGACATCAACAAACGACTGGCATCAGTGGAAAACGACCTCATGCTGATCCGTTCGACAGCCAACAACGCGGCACAGAGTGTCACCTCCCTAGTGTCGGAGCGCGCCACCAACGGCATCGCAAAACCCTTCTACGACGAAGTAAGCCTCTCCTCACCCGGCCGAGGACGTGGCGTCGGCATCAACGAGGACATCTGGTACGCGAGTATCCCCTGGGCAGACTCCGGCCTGTTCATGCAGCTAGCCATCTCCGGATACCTCCGGATCCCTTTGAGCCTCAAACTCTACAGCGGCTACCGATACCCCGTCGACGTCTCTGTCGGCGTCCGCGGTGCCCGCGCTATGGACACCCGCTACCTGCGGTGCTTCCTGTCATATGAGCCGACAGGAGACGAAGGCCGGGCCATGATGGTCGCCCACATCAACTACAACACTGTCATCGATTACGAGCATTACAAGAATGGTATTGTGGTTGTGAACATGATTAATTCCAGTACACACCCCGATTGGGTGTACAACTGGGATTCAACAGCACTACTATCCCTGCAGATCGCAGGAGTGAGGTACTAACATGCCAGTCAACCCCCAAGGAATCTGGACCTATTCCGACAGCGACATCGTGCAATCCTGGCCGGCCTTCATGAACCTGGGCTTCAACACGGTGTCGGATGTCATTAAAGGCCTCCAACAGAACCGCGTTCTCATCGCCAAGAACAACAACGACCAGCGCGACAAGCTTGCCATTATCAACAAGGCCTCTGTCGGCTCCTACGACGTCCTCGTGTACCGCTCCGACATCAACGAGATGTACCTCGCGACGAACACCGGCGTGAAGAAAATCTGGGGCGGTGCCCCCGAGATTAAGTACATCAACGACAATGAGGCTTTCTCGAAGTGGTACCGCTACACTCAGCACGGCGCGGGCGCCATCATCAGCCGCAACGTGGCGATCCCCAGCCAAGGCCTGTGGCTGTTCTCCAACTGCATCACACTGGACAACAACGACAGCTCCAAAGACACGAACGTCGACGTCTTCCAAGCCATCGGTGACGGCATCTTCTACAACGTCGGAACAACCAACACGTACAACCACTCCGAAGGCGTGCTGTCGTTCCGTATGGCGACAATGGCATACTACGCCTCGGGTCCTCGTAGCGTTCCTGTGCAGGTGAAGATCTCATGTTCACCTGTTAACAACATCGGTTGGGGTGGCCTGTGCATTGGGGCGTCGAAGATCGGATAAGTATGCTATACTAAGCAGCGACAGTTATTCAACGGATTCTGTGTGAATGCTGTGGGTGGATTGGGTACAAGAAACCCCCTGACTAGTTCTCCTTTCCTAGTCAGGGGGTTTCTTTTACCGCGGCCAGCCGCCCTCGAGTGTCCACTTATGTCGCATCTCGTGCACGAGGTAGTACACGAGATGCCTGAATGCGTCGCGTACATCATTCGCATCCTTGTAGCCGACATCCTTGCCGGTAAGCCACCATCCCAGGTTTTTTAGCACAGCGTCCTTCACGAGACCTTTCGCCTGAGCTGGGGTCTGGTAGTGGACATCATCGACAAGCCAGTCCAACACGGCGTTCACCTTCACTGGTGTGAGGTCAGCCATGAACTTATTACCCGGCCGCAGATCGAACTGCTCGCACACAACGACAGCACCAGGGTACTGGTCAAGGTATCGCTTGATCAGCCCCACTGTCTGCGTGTGTGTCGAACAGATGAACTGATCGAAGTGCAGAATCTCCACCCCCTCTTCGACACGAGCAACAACGAGGCCGGTGTTGACACCAGGATCAATCGCGATGACGGTTTTCATTTTTCTCCTCCCAATTATCGTTCAGAATTTCATACTTCGTCTCGCACAGTCTGTTTCTGTCAGCTGGTGTCGTTCCACCGAAGACTCCCGACCGGTAGCGTTTGCCATCGACAGGTACGTCTTCGAGTGCAAGACAGTCTTGAAGACATAGTTCTTTGACTGGGCACTGGGAGCAACAGACCTTTAACACCTGGTAGTAGAATCCTGAGTCGAAGAAAAGCTCGACGGGTACTCCGACACAGGGGGCTTGCTCGTAGGCGTGGATGTCGATCATACTTCCTCCCAATTACTGCCGACCTCTGCTTCTGCCACGAAGGGCACGCGGTTGAAGACGAGTGTCGCTGCCTTGGACATCTCGCGTTCCATCACGGTCCCGCATTCTTTGATGTTTTCTTCAGGACATTCGACGTAGATAGCATCGTGGACGAGGCCAACAATCTTTGCCCCGTACTGGCCTACCTTTTTGTTCACTTCGACAGCCGCGTGAAGGCAGATATCATTGGCTGTCGATTGTGGCACGAAGGCCAATGCTTCGTTCTGTGTCGAGGCGTAGTTGGCGTCGGCAATGAAGAGTGGGTTGTATGTCATGCCGAACTTCGTGCGGCGCTCATCGTCTTCTTCTTTCCTGCCTACGCTGTGTCGAACTCGTGTCTGCCAGTCGCGTAGGCCTGGGTATGCTCCCAGGTACTGATCGACGACGTGCTGTGCGTTGTCGATGGGTTGTTCTAGTGCTGTTGCGATTGCTTTAACACCTCGTCCGTACCCAAGGCCGTACACTACGCTCTTGACTAGTGCGCGTCGGTTCTTAGCAGTCTTTGGATGTTCATGTTTAAACTCCTCGTACGCTTCAATATTAGGGAACTCGTCAGGCCAAATCTTCGTCATCAAGTCATCGAAGAAGTCAGGTGCACCCGGCTGAAACGCGGCAATCATAGCCTCATCACTTGCGATCTCAGCGACAGTACGAAGCTCTGCCTGAGAATAGTCACAAGAGATGATCTTGCAACCAGGAGCAGCGACAAGAGCACGCTTAATACCACTATCGCGTCCCATCGTCTGAATCGCTGGCCCCTTAGCCGACAGGCGGCCAGTTTTTGCCCCGTGGGGCAGGTAGTACGGATGAATACGACCATCTTTACCGACCTTACGGCGTACGTTCGTAATGTACGAACCAATCACCTTAGCCGCATAACGGTAAGCAAGCAGAGCGTCGATGAACCCTGTCTCCTTGCCTTCGCGTCGCAGCTTCTTCAGGTGATCCGAATCGAACGACGGAGACGACACACCCCTGGAGTTGAAGTAATCCTTGATCTGCTTAGGCGACTGAGGATTAAACTCCCCACCCGCAATACTATGCAACACTGCCAGGTACTCGTCACACTGACGCTTATACTTCTCTTCCAGCTCATCAAGAGCACCAAGCGACACAGCCACACCATTCAACTGCACGTCGATCAAAACCTTCGTGACCTGCATACGGTAATGGTAGTACTTGTACTTCCCGCTGCTCTTCAGTAATGGCAGGAAATACTCATACAGCTTGTATGTGTATACGGTGTCCATCAGGTTGTACTCATAGAGCTTTTCCCTGGGTATGTTCTCAAAGTATGCTCCACGCTTTAGGTACGACTTTGCATCAGAATCCCAGTCAGCAGCACGCAACCAGCGACGAGCCAGAGGCTTCAAGCCATGCTCACCTGCTAGGTTGTCGAGCACGAAGTGCATCAGCAGCGTGTCCTCATGGTGGTACACATTGATGCCAAGCCGCTTCGACAGGTACGGCATGTCGAACGTGCCATTATGGCAGACGACAATGCAGTCTCGGCACAGGCGCTCAATCAGCTCAGCAGACTCGGGAGTCTCGGCAAGCTCCTCGGGGATCACCACACCGAACTTGCCATTCCACAAGGCAATCGACAGGATGCGACCAGCCGCGAACGTGTCGTTGTCGATGTCACCGGAGGACTCGATGTCGAGGGCAATGACGCTCCCCTTCTTGAAGGAGATGTGCTGCCCCTCCCAGATCACCCAATCCTTACCGAGTTCCAGGCCAGGATCAACAGGCCCAAGGTAACCATACTGAAGCGCCTGAGCAAGGAACAGGATCGCTTGCGGGTTGCTGACGATCTGCTTAGGCGAGAGCGTCTTGTACGCGTCGCCCTTATAGCCCTTCACAGTGCCGAGTGTGACCCTGATGTCTTCGGCCTGTGGGTCATCAACGACTTCGATAGGTGCGCCAGCAGGAAGGCCTGAGACGCCCCTAGCCCTCTTTAGCAGAACTGTGACAAGCATAGGCAGCTTGTCTACGCTGTTAGTCAGAATCTTCATACCTGGCCTCCTATGTATTTGATGAAACGATCACTATTCTTTTTCCCTTGAATAACTTCCTGGACGACACCGCGCGCCTGAGCATATGTGATGATTTCTTTCAGCTCCTTCATTCCGTTGATTTCCGACTGGAACTTCAGAAGAATCTTCGGGATCGGCACAAGCCCATTCTCCGAGCGAGCAATGAAGCTGATGAACTTATCCACCTTGTTGCTGAAGTTGGAGTTCTTGACGTGGTGAATAAACACCTCGTTCGACGCCATCCAGATAGGAGCTAAGGCAATGGCCTTGAGCATGTGTCGCATCTTGACAACGACACCACCATGAGCATTAGGGCCATTGTACATGGCAAGCAGGGCAGCGATACGCAAGACAGAGAACGTCATACGCTCGGTGCCAGGGAACAGCTCACGGCTACTTAGGACATGTTGTGCAGCCATCACCTTGGCTTCCTCAGAGAACTCGATCCACCGCTCAAACACGCCCGGCTCAAACTCGACAGGGACACGGACTTCCTCGTGTGCTAGGGACCTGGACTGGCGTGCGCTGAAGTGTGTGTCGAACTTAGTCGTTGCCTTGATGAGGTTCGACAACATGAAGTCACGCTGCTTGTCGGCAATCTTACCTGTCGAAGGATTAACAGCAACCAGCTTCACATCCTGTGAAGACGTGATGTAGTGGTCCCGTTCATCGACAACAACAAGGCAGCGCGGCGTAAAGCCAGACTCAACTCGTTCTTTCGTCAGGTGCTTCGCAGACTGATCAAGAATACCTGTCCCGTAGAACGTCATGTAGTACGGTGTCGCCGTCTGGTAGGCGACCTTACCGCCCTTGTCCTTACGTGCGACAGCAGGGATATATCCATCGTAGCTCTTGGTAAGGAAGGGCATCATAGAGGACATATAGCTGCTCTTTTGTGCCGCATGTGCGAAGAAGTCTTGCACCTCGTCGATTGCGTACAGGCCAGACTCCTTCGGCTTGGTGCGAAGGTATGCCGACAGTGCCTCGCCTGTCGAATCTTCAGGTGCAATGTAGGAGTCTGTTCCCTTACCAACACCTACAGCAACGTCCCGCATAATGCCTTCTGCGAGGCGCAGTGATGTTGACTTGCGGGACTGGGTGGTGCGTCCCAGTACCAGGAAGTATAGGTTCAATGGCATTCGCTGGACGTTGATGGGCAGGAAAGCATACTTCGCGAACACTGAGGAGAGGACGGCGAGAGCGCCCGCGTAGTGGAATTGCTTGGGTGCCATTGCTGACTTCGTTGCAGCCCACACGGCGAACTGATCGACGAAGAGACCCATAGGTTCCTGCTCGTTCTCATGCAGGAAGTTCACATTCTGGAGGGTTAGCTCCCGTGCTTCACTGAGAAGATACGAGGAGCCGACCTTGGTAGCAGCTTCCAGCTCCTTCTCAGATGGCCCGTTGTGCTGTGCCTTCCATCGGGCATGATCCCGGTTGATCTGCTTCCACAGGTAGCCGTCGCCGCGCCCGTCCATAGCGAACTTGTTGAATTCCGTCCCGCGCACGACAGCGAAGGCTTCGACAATCGAGCAGCCTTCCTCCCAGAGTGTACATTCGAGGTGGTACATTTTCGAGGAGCGGTCTTCCTCGTCAATGAACGTGTCATCTGTAGCCAGGTCTGTAATGTACGAGCGGTTGACCATGCCGAGGACTTCGTACATGGTGGGGATATCAGTGGGGAAGTCTTCTTCCTCGATACCCATTCGCTCGACAGGGGGATACTCGGCTGCGAACTCAGCAGCAGTGATCTTCTCATCGCTGGTGGCGAGTGTGATTTCCCACGGGTCCACTCGCTTGCAGTTGTGCGTGAACGGGACTCTAAGCTTCTTCGACAGGGGCCAGCCGCGATCCATGCCGTCATTGCGGTGATCCTCATAGAGCGCTCGCGAGAGGGCTTCCAGCATGTCGTTCGACAAGTCCCCGGCGTCGTCGAGCAGCCAGTATCCCTGCCAGTGCTTCTCACTGGTCTGAACCAGGATGGAAGGCTGAATCCTCAGCTTGTCGACAGGGCAGTCATCACCATCTGACCACACGCACGCAGCGCGGATGACATTATCCTTGGCCGCGTGGCGGGTGTTCGACAGGGCCGGGGGCTTCGTGTACAGGAAAGGCGAGTAATACACATCAAGGTCAGCGTGTGCCTTGGTGTAAGCCACCATCTTGTCGAGTTGTGCAGGCAGGTTGAACCAGTGGAAGTTTGTGAGGCCTCCCATCGGACCCTTGAGAATAATAGGTGTCCAGCCTTCGTCGTCTGGGAAGACTGCTCGGAAAAACTCTGTGAGGTTCATGCCTCTCCTTTCGTATCTGCCTATTGTAAGACGGGGCTGCACCTCTTGTCGAAGTGCAGCCCCGCCTAGTTAGTTGACGGTCAGAGTTCGATCTTGGAAGCCTTAGACTTCTTCGCCTTCACATCGTCCCATTCGACCTTCTTGATGTTGTTGCGCTTGCGGGTCTCACCATTGTACTCGGACTCCTCGACATCAACGGTGATCGTCGCCGTCTTGCCAACAATGTCGAGCGCAACCTGGTAGTAGTAGTCGGTGGTGCGTTCCGTGCGCTCGGTAGGCCAAGGATTACCTGACGCAGTGCAGAACTTAGGGAGGTCCCAGTGCAGACCATTCTTAGTGGTCATGACCAGCCAGTAACGAAGCATGCGCACAGTGGGGTTACCCTTGTCGTCGGTGGTAGGAACTGTGAAGTCAACCGTGTACATGGGCTTGCCCTTCTTGGATTCTCCCAGTTCACAGGCATCAACGGTCACCTTGTACAGGCCCTTGGGCAGGGGCTTGAAAGACATGGACTCGGCAACGTCCAGGCTCATCAGTGCATCGAAATCAATCATTGTTGTTCTCCTTCTTGTTGGTGATGATGTAGTTGTTGATGGTCTCAGGCAGCCACCCGTAGGTGACTAGCTTGTCGTGTCGAATGATAGCATCCGGCTGTGGGAAACCTTTGGAGTTTTCTCGTATGCGGTACAGGATCGTCGTACGGTTGATACCTGTTATTTCAATCACGTGAGTGATCGACAGGTACTCAGTCGTCATCCTTCTCCTTTACTCCTTGGGTTCCGCAATGTTCATGGACCCAACCCATGATCTTCCCCATTGTCGTGTTTCCAGACATGGATGGCATCGGATCGAATCGTGTCTTTGCCAGCACTTCAGACGAAGACCGGACAGTCAGAACTGTAACCAGCTCTTCGTTGTCGTCATCCCCAATATCCTCCCACGTCGTACGACCGATGATGTCGAAGATGCCCGGCAGCTTCTTTAGGCTTTGCTTGCCCTCAAACGACGGGCCGATCAGTGACAGGCGGGAGATGTCATTCACTTCACGTGCTTCATGCGTGATGCAAATGATGTTCAGTCCGAGGTCAAAGCTGATCTTGTTGACAAGATCAATAATCTTCTCATACGTAGCATCCCACATGGCAAAACTGTCTTTGGGATTTATGCTCTTAAAGTGGAACTTGATGAGTTCCTGCAAGCGGTCAATGGTATCGATGACAATAGTCTTGAACTCCATGCCCTGATTCTTGCTGATCTTAACCAGCAGTTCCGCGAATTGCTGGTAGGAGGCGGGCTGGACAACGAGCATATTGTCCAAGTCGCCGTACTTAGCAGCGGGGGCAGTGCCACGTTCAAGGTCGATATATAGGACCGGACCTAACTCTTCAACCTTAGAGGCAGAGACTGCGAGTGAGGTCTTTCCCGTTCCGGACATACCATAGATCAACATCTTGATCTTAGGGGTGGTGACACGAGGGTCAGACACTTCGATGTTAAGATTCTTGAGGAAGCTATCAAACTTTCCCATGTGTTCTCCTTTCTTCTCTACCGCTTAAAAGCACAGTAGTAACAGCCGGGATGGCTGTCGAGTTCTCCAATATGGTCCCGATTTTCATCGGCCCACTGGAAGATTTGGTTGGCTCGTTCGAGGACAGCAAGAGCTGCTGCCCTGTCGTACTTAAAGCATAGCTCATGACTGGCTTGCATGACACTCTCGATGGTACAATCCCTCGGGAAGAGGACAAGTGAGCAGTAGTTCACCTCGTAACCAGCGTTCTCCATGCCCAAACCGTACAGCATCATTTGATAGAAGTACTTCTTGAGCTGAAGCTTAGTGCGAGAGTCCGAGTAGAACTCTGGCTCTCGATGTTCATTGAAGAAGGTTGCTGACGAGAAGGCCTTGATCTTCTTCTTCGACAACACTTTGTAGTCAACGATATGCCCTGTTGCCACGTCGAAGCCATCACAGGTACCAGAGATGTCTCCGTACCTGTCGATGGTGCCGACAGTTACCTTAGTCTCCTTGAGGTACCCCTTGAGGCCAATGACATTCTCTAGGTAGAGGTGGAAGGCCGTGCCAATCATCGGCGCGAGGGGATGGTTGTTCTCGTCCTCGTGGATGCCAAGCAGCTTCTCTGCAAGACAACGCTCGCAGAGGTCTCCCAACTCAGACGGCCCTACCTTACGTTGCCTGTCACGCGGCGAGGGCTTCGACAGTTCCCGGATAAGAGAATCGTAGATGTCACTCATGAGATGCCCATTCCTTGTACTGCTCTTCCTTCATGACGTATAGATTCCATGCAAATTGATGCAGGTCATCTAGAGGCGATTTAATGAAAACCAGAAAGTCGCCTTCCTCGACAACCTTCCACAGCTCCCGTGTCCCAAACAACGGGACACACGAAGTGTGGCGCACGATCTGATCCGAGGCAGTCTTAACCTCCCACTTTGTCTTATGGATTTTGCCTTGTTCGACAGAGGTAAACATGAACCCAGGTGGAACCTGGATAACCAGCTTATCCTTCGACATGATGGACCCCCTTCGACAGGCACATGAGGAGAGCAGTTGCCTCACTAGAGTTGTTATAGTCGCCGAGGTACACAACTTCCACGATTTCAGGGCAGGATGAGATGAGGTGCGCGCATCCTCGGCAAGGGTAGTGGGTGACATACATCGTGTACTCACTATCGTGCTTAGTCATCTTGCGGATGGCACCCCGTTCCGCGTGCACAGTGTTGACGCAGTGGCCGTCCACCATTCTGTGCCCGCCCGTGTCGCACGGCTCAAGGCCGGGAGGTGTCTCATTGAATCCCTTCGACACCACCCGCCCTGTCGCACGGTCAACGATCACACACCCGACATGCGCACGGTCGCAGCGGGACTTCTTAGCCTCGTCCCGTGCTGCTTGGATGTACTCTCTCACTTGGAAAGAATCTCCTTATGCTCCGGTGACATAGTAGCTGCCCATCCGAGAACCTTGTATCCGAAGTCGGTGACTCCCAGACGAGGGTCAATGATCTTCGGGACTCGTGACCCCTTGTAATCAAGGAACGCAAGAGTGTTTCCACTCACATAACGCATGAGCCTTGCGAGTGCGGAAGTCCTCAGAACGACCATGTTGCCGTCTTCATCCTCCTTAAGCGCAAGCAGACTCATTCCACTCAGCCGTGCCGTGTAGGGGCTGATGTTCTCAGGGAAGTCATCCCTGTAGAACCCTACCTCGTTTCGGTCATGGTCCACCCACATGAGTGACAGATCAAGGGGCTTTGCGGCGTCGAGGTCAATATTCTTCGACACCAGCTCGCGTGCGTTGCACTTCAGGTCAGTATGTGTTGGCACGGTGAAGACCTGGTTGTTGAAAGGATCAACGACAGCCATCTCGCTGTCGCCTGTCCACCACTGTGCACATACTGTGCCGCTGGTGTTGATCAATCGCAGGTCTCCATTCGTGAGACAAGCTGTTCCAAGCTTAACCCCACTCGGGGTGGTGACAATGCCATCTTCGATAGGAAGATATCTTCGCTTGGCATAATCGGTAGGTAGATTCTCCCAACCGTAGCCAAGGATGGGGCCATAGATTTCCCTGATGCTTACTGCCATGTCTCCCCCTTTTCGTAATAGTGAAATTCAGCCACAGGAATATACTGCCTGGTTGCATAAGCGAAGTTACGGTGATAATAGTACTTTGCCATATCAAAGTTAATTGACAGTGTTCGGGCTGTGTACGTATGTTGCTTACCTTTTGCGTACTCGTAACCCGAGACGCCTTGTTCATCGTAAAAAGCCACGGGGCTACTTTTGTCAAGATTATTAACAGCAACGTACGCGTCCCAGTAGGTTTCGATAACATGAATGCACACAGCACTCCCGTCCGTGAACTGGAACCAAGCGTCCAGGTTGTCACCCATCCAGGATTTTTCCACGCTCTTCTTCAGAATGTTACCAACCGTCTTGTGGTTTACTTCAATGATTTGCATCAGTTTTCTCCCTTCATCATAAAGCGGGTGAGCGCCCAAACGAGGACGAACAGAACCGGGATCGTAAGGAAGATTGCTACCAGCCCTGCAAGGTAGAGGGCACAAGCAATCACGATGTACATGTGCCATGACGGGAACCAGAGGCCCGTCACGGTAAGAGCAATGCAGAATATGATCGGGATAAACGAGCGCTGCTTGCGTTCGTTCCAACCGGCCTTTAATTCGTTCGTGCAATCGTGGTAGTAGTCATGCATAGTAGTTTCCTTTCGTTGTTGTTTCTTTCCTAGATTAGGCCGCTGGCCTTCAGTCTGTCAAACCGTTCCTGCAAGCGGCCTAGCACACGGTCATCCACCGTGTCGATAGCTTGAATCAGGAAGCGGTTGACAGCCGTCTTTTGCCCCTGTCGATTAAGGCGTCCAGTCGCCTGTTCGTTAATGACCAAGCTGTTCGACTGGCTCAGCCAAATTTCCGTATGACACACGTCTTGGAGTCCATCGACACCCTCACTCATAGCCTCATGCTGAGCGACAATGACACGAACTGTCCCGTCAATCATGGCGTGGAAGTCCCCACGGGACTTACCAGACACCTCAATGCATGAGATACCGGTCTTGCGCAAACGGTGCAACACTGCCTTGATGAACTTCTGGGAGTGTACCCACACAACGACAGGTTCATTCTCGGGAAGATCAGCAATGATGTCCGTCATCGCGTCTAGCTTTGAGGACTTACAGTCTTCCTTGTAATCAACAGCCCCATCTTCGTTAAATGATGGCTCTCCCAGTGACATCTGTCGAAGCCTCAGGTCAAGCTCCACGGGAATACTCAACGCAAGTGGGTTGTCTCCCAGGAATGTCAGCGCCTTTTCTTCCAGGTCGTTGTACATCTTGCGTTGCGTGCGAGACAATTCCACTTCGACACGGTGAATAATCACGCCGGGTAGCTCCGGGTTTGCCTCAGCCTGAGACACCTCATGGTACGAGGGCGCACCACGGCGTACCATGCCGGGGTGTTTCTCGCTCGTATAAGTCTTCCCGAAAGAGCTAAAGGCATTGAACTCTTCCGTGAAAAACTTGGCACAGAAGTCCCAGTAGCCGCCATAGCAGTTAGGCCACAGGAACTTGAGGGCTGCCCAGATGTTGCAGGGCTTATTCCCTGCCGGTGTCGCACTCAAGGCGAGCCGGTATTTGGCTTGAATGTTTCGTGCGACAGCGAAGTTCAGGGAAGAATGATTGCTCGCGCGGTGCCATTCGTCGGCAATGAGCATGCTGAACTCAACACCGTAGAATGGCTTGCTCACGGCTTTGTAGACCATCTTCTTAGCCTTGCCGTCCCAGCGCTTTTCCTTGTTACGTGAGCGCATTAGCTCCCAGGTAATAAAGTAGACACCCGGTTTGCGAGCTTCCAGGTTGTCCCATACTTGCAGGGCTGTCTTAGTTTTCTTCCCCGACAGGGTGATCATGTCGAGGCCTGCGAGCATTTTCCAGTGCTTGCGCCATCCTGACTCAGTGCGGACGGGAGCGACAATAAGGATGATTTGATCCCCGATGTCGCTCCCAAAGGCGTTGAGGGTGTTCCACACCGACACAGCGGTCTTGCCTGTTCCGAGGCCGGCTCCTACCAGTCCCGTGAAAGGAGTCTTAGAGCTTGCTAGCCCTTCCAATACTCGGGACTGGTAGGAACGGGGGGTGAATGCCATTTAACAAATCCTCGAGTAATCAGTCTGCATTGTGGTATTCTCCTTCAATTCTTGCGTACACTCGCCTAATTGTCTGGTACTTGGTCCAATCAATGTTCATTAGCCTAGCTCCCAGAAAACAACTTGTTCAGTGCATTCCATATCTTGTGTGAGCATGGCGTTAAGGATGACATCTAGTCCGAGCTTATCCAAGGCAGACTGTAGATCCTCATTGATGGCCGACACATCCGTCTCAGGGCGTTCAACACCCCAATACCCGTCACGCCCAACCTCAGCACAAATGGTCAGGTTAGTCCCACCATACAGGTAGGTTGCTGCGTAGAATCCCTGGTCAACAAGCTCGTTAACGTCATGCTTTGCAGCCACCCGTCGGATAGCGGCTTCGACAGCCTTGACACAAACTTGCTGGTACTTTGTAGTGATTTCATCTAGAGACATGTCAGTTCCTTTCTGTTGCAATAATTTCTGCATAGAAGATGCGATCCTTAACGACACCTTCTGCGTATTCAATTTCTTCAAGGCTATCCTCATTGAATGTTGCCTTGATGCCGAACGATGGTAGTTCACGCACGCCGGGGATGACAACGAGTGTTGCCCAATCCTTCACCCACAAGAATCGGCCATTCTGTCCGCCCCACTCTTCGTAACCGACGGAAGGAAGCATCTCATTCCACCACTGAGTGAAGCCGAGGCCACGAAACCAGTCATCATGCAGAGCATCCCACTCAGTGTCATCACAATCATAGTGAAGCTCGTAGAAGGTGTCTCCCTTAAACTCTTCCAACTCGATGGTGGACCCTTCTACCCACTCCTTTAGCATTCTTCTCTCCCTTCAATGTAAATGCTGATGCCGTTAGGCAATTCGATTTCTGCCCCTGTTCCCAGGGTTTTGTGAATGATTTCAGCAGCCCGCATTTGCCTGACAGACTCAAGCCACTGAGTAGAATACTCGACAAGCTCGCTGTCTTCCAGGGCAAGGGCAGTGGCTTCCACCTGTTCAATAGTGTAACTACTACCCGTGTTGTATGTCTTCCACCTCATCGGAACGTCGCGTAGACCTCCGACACATTGGTAGCAGGTTCCAGGTCAATCAGACCCAGGCTTGCAAGCTTGCGCGTGTTCAGCTTGGGCTTGTCGTAGCAAGCCTCACGCACTGTCTTGGGCAGCTTCTTGAAAGCTGCCATCTTCTCAACCACCGCTGGGTTAACTGTGCGCCGCACCATGAACGACACGGACGTGTCGCCTACTGTGAGCTTGTCTCCGGGTTGGAAGGCTGCGCACAGTTCCCGCTTCAGCCTATCACGGACCTCTGTCAGCTCAGCGATCTCAGTATTGAGCTTGACAATCTTTGCAACGAGTGCTTCAGTGTTCATTGTTTTTTCTCCTTCTGTTGTTTTACCACAGAGTACTAGGGTTGTTTTCGTTCATCCATTCAATGTTTTGATGTGTGTCACTAAAGCATTCTTCCAGACTATCCCAATGGAATTTCCTTTCAGTTAATCCGACGGATAATGCCTTCGACACACATAGCAGACAACGAATCCCTCACATAGTCGTTCCAATCATCCCACGCGACTTCGCGTGCGATCTCACTTGCAGTGTAGACCTTCCCAAAGATGAGACTAGCCTTATTCGCATTGTCGAACACGCGCGTGCAAGCATCCTCAAGGCTTTCGAGAGTCATGAGGGAACCATCCTTCTTGACGTAATCCCACAAGTCTGGTTCAATCCCAAGCTCTTCAGAGCTATACGACTTTCGCAGCTCCCAATCGACAAGCAGTTCAGGGTCAATCTTTCCGTACATCATTGTTCCTTTCATTCAGCAATGTCCACGATGTAGCATTTCTTATCCTCTGAATCCCAGATGAACTGGTGTGCCCAGCCATGTAGGAAACACATGTCATCAAGGCTCATGCCTTCGCTCGCCTCGGTCTCGAAATACCAGTACAGTTGGTTGTCAGCTATGTTGGTATTGCACCGCCATACGACACCTTCGACAGCAACGAAGATGCCGGACGGTTCGTTCTCGCTGAACAAGTCCAAGTAGCCAACGAACTCGTACCCTCGTTCAACAAACCACGGGTTGATAACTGTCAGGTCCCAGCCCATATCATCCTTGACATACCCTGCAACAGACAATTGCAACTTGTCTAGATACGAACGGTAGTCATCTTGCTTGCCGATTTCTTCAATCAGTTCATCCCACATGTCAGCCACCAACCCTTCAGTATACCGAGGAAGACGAATCCTTGTGAGGCGCGAACAGGTAGCCCTCACCTGCGAAGCCAAGGGCGTCGCACCCATCCTCAACCCAGCCGACACCGTGAGGGTCCGTTTCAGCTTCCACCTCAGACGCGGGGCGAATGGTCCAGCCATCACGAACCAGGATCTCTTCCACGACGCTGATCAATTCGTCTGCAACGAGCTGTGACATAGCTGAGATGCGGGCGTTAGCGACAATGGCACGGCGACGCTCGGGGTCCCGTTCCATATCGTAATCGGGCTCCATGTACTCGCTTTCGTCGGGGCGACCCATAGCGTCCCACGTAAGGAAAACATTGGTGTCATTGCACCAGCCACCTGCGAACGTGCACACGTCATCCCAGATGTCGCTACCTTGCAGCCCGCCATCCACGATGGTGGCTGCGAGTTCGGGTGTCAGTTCGGGTCCAATGATCCATTCTGCGCATTTGCGTGACAGCATGATTTTTACCTTTCGGTCTCGGTTTTGTTTCTGTCGTTCCCGGCGAGGGAGTCGAACCCTCACGCGCCTACCATCAGGGCCGGGATGCCTAGTGATTGTGTCTAGGCTAACTGCTTCAGGGGGAGTAGGGTCTTGTATGCCCGGTGGTGTGTGACCTCCCAGGTCTCCCAGTCAACCTGGTACCAGGGCCGCCATACCTCGATGATCTGGTTAATGGCGCTCTTCTCGTGCCAAGCGAGTTCCCCGAGAACCCACACGACGCCCGTGTGCTTATTCCACTGGCACACAATCTCGTGGGTGTCATTGCGCACGAGCATGTACAAGTTCCTGTCCCTGTTGATGTGAAGCTTTCCGCCGACAAGGCAGGGGTAGTAGCCCCAACCGTTGTTTTTCAGGTTCTGGAGCGTTGCCTTGATGGTTGCCATCAGTACTGCCACCCATCCTTGTTCGTAGCGGTCTCGAACTCACGGAGCGTTGCCCCGGTCGGGTAGTAGGACTCCCACGCTTCAAGGTCATGGGTAATCCGCTCCATCTCCCGGCGCTCGCGAGCACGGATGCGCTTGCTCAGGGCCCGGGTGTGACGGGTGTACAGAGAGTGCTCCCTGCGGAACTCACGGGGGTGCCACTCGACACCACGCGCTTCCTTCACGTCCCAGGGATCGGTCTTGTAGGTCTTCGACATGATTCTACCTTTCGGTATTGGGTTGAGCGCCCTCACCTGTTGAGGGTGCTTCGTTCCCCGCCCGGGGATTGAACCCGGCTTTGTCGCCATTGATGCGGGGATGCTCTGTTGGAGCTAGTTCTGGTGGTTGGCTTCGACAGCTGCCCAGAACGTGACCTCGGGGGAGGGTTCGAAAGCCCTCGTGGTAGGGTTGAAGATGTAGGCGGCCTTGGCGATGCCTTCAATGTTGAAGTCGTCGGCGTTCTCGCCTATTGCGTTGCGGATTTCGTCGTACACGTCGGCGATGGTGGCCAGCTGGTTCATTGTTGTTTCCTTTCGAGGGGTGGGTTGGATGAACTTGTACAGTGCTCGCGTGTACCTGTCGTGGAGGGTGACGCGTTTCCACTGTGTGTCGGTGGCGCAGGTGATGTCTTGCTCAGTGATCATGCATACCCCGGTGTGCATGTAGGGCTTGGTCGTATACCAGTCGGGCACCTGGTCAAGGGGGACGTATTCGACTGTGAGTCCGTCGTTGTTGGTTTCGGTTGCGGCGACATTGACGGGTGCTGTGGCGAGTAGGGCTATGGCTGCTAGGGCGGCAATGTTCATTGTTGGTTTCCTTTGGGGCGCCCGGCCCCGCGTGGGGTTGTGATCAGGGCCGGGCGTTGGTTGGTGGTCAGTAGATGGTGAGGCTGAATCCTGCTGCGTCGAGCTGGCTCAGTGCCTGTCGGTCGCCGTGGAGGCCTCGGCAAACGCGCTGTGCCCACTTGGCTGCGTCGTAGGCGTTGAAGCCGGGTACGAGGGCGAACCATTCCTTGTAGCGGTCGTAGTCGCCGGCGATGCGGGTGAGCTGGGGTACGCGGGTGTACTCGTCGGTGAGGGTGATGAGGTGTGTCATTGGGGTTACCTTTCGGTGCGGTGTTTGACCTTGTGGCTACAGCCTATCGCGTAGGCTGTCACTCTGTCAACTGGAAGCTTCGTGATGTGTGTCACATCGTGAGCCGGGCAGGAATCGAACCTGCCTTCACCTGCCTCTGTGAGGGGGCGCGGCTCTGAAGTATGCAGCGCGGTGGGCGGCTACCCTGTGCGCTAGCATCTGGCCTGTGGAAGTTGTGGCAGGGGTGCCAACCCCGCCGCGTGGTGCAAGCCACGCCTTCCACGTCATTTAGTTTACAGTCAAGATCGTTCGGGTCAAGGGGCTTTGCTCGCCTCACGGCGGTCGCCTTTGGGCTGTTTCCCTTGCCGATGACTTAAGCTTAGCGCAGCGTCTGTCAGAGTGTCAACTCAAGTCTGCGTGACCTGCACCACATCCTGAGCGGGGCTTGCTAGCGCCATACGACAGGGGTGTGGCTCGCTGGGCATACGACAGGGGCAAGGCTTCGACAGGTGCACAGCACAGCCTTCAACACAGGCACGGGCGCACAAGCAAGGGGCTTAGGTGTGTGCGCCCTGCGCATACGCAGACGACAGGGAGGGCCCTTAGTTATAACGACAGGGGCACAGGCTTGCTGATGTATACGACAGCTATCGGTATATGGCCCCGCCTACCTTGCTCAGGGGCACAAGGGCAGCCCCTCAGTGTTCGACAGCCCTGTGCCCTTATGTGCTCACGCTTCGGCAGCCCCGGCTCATAGCTGGTCTGGTTCCTGAAGCCTCGCTAACCCGTGTTAGGCGGGCTATCAGCATGCCGCCCGTATGCGTATGCCTTCGACACCCCCGGGCCTCATGTTGCTTAGTTCCAGTGCTGACGCCTTCGACACAGCCGGCTCTTGCTAGGCGTACACGTGCGCCTTGCTAAGGGCGTGCGTGGCCTTGGCTTGCTTTGCTTCGACAGCCCCCTTGCTTTGCTGGTGTGCCTCGCTAGGCTGATGTGTGCCTTGCTGCCTTGCTGATGTGCGTGTGTTCTACACATACTGAGGGCGGTGACCCTGACAGTTTACATGAATAAAGGATAAAAGTCAAGGATCTTGAGAGTGAAACAGGTAACACTTTAGACTTGACCATAGCTTTTTATTTGACATCTCAAAATATGGAACAGTTTTGCATTTTGAAAGCTGATGTGCTATACGCGTATGCACAGCGTGGCGACAACAGGGTTAGAGGCTGACGTTGAATGCTAGGACCGTCGTTAAGGGGTCTAGAAGGCGATCTGAGCGAGTTTTAGGGTGGGGGTAGTGTCATGGCCTAGGTAGGGGTCTGAAAAGGCGTGAGAGGGCGTTTTAGAGCGTTTTTTGCGATGGTCGAAAACTGACCACCCACTACTTTTCTATGATTTCTTTACGCGGATCTTATAACTTTCTTTATTAGTAATAATATTATCTATAGTATTAAGAATATTATCTATTTTAGAACATCTAGTATATAGAACATACTTATTACAACTATGTTTTATAACTATTCTCTGTAGGTAATAATTTGCTGATTGTATTTCAATAAAAAAATCTAGGAATAATCAGCGAAAAAGGGGGTTTTCGCGAGAATTTTTCACCTGACACTCTGACGAATAGATCATGCCAGTTCGTGCAAGTTGATGCAAAGGTAAACACAACTTTACTTGTGCTTCGTGAGTGCAGCCACGCAGTTAGGATAGCCTAAGTTAAGTTAGGTAGTGGGTACTTCGTGAGTAGGGGCACGCAGCTCGGAGTTGACTTGTGACTGGGATCATATGACGCACGTCACGCGAGTTGGAGGGGGTGTGGGTTGTCAGAGTGACAGGATTGTCTTTACACATTTGACCGGGGGCACATAATTTGACAAGGCAGGGAAAATGTGGTAGTGCAGCATAGGAGAGGGTTGGGGGGCCCTCGACTTGACAAATAGAAAATCAAATGCTATATGGGGAGAGGTGGGGGGTGGGGTGTCATACCCACCTTTCTATGGAGCTACCCCTCCGTATATTTCTCCAGGCATACCCACCTTTCTATGTTGTGGGTCAAGTCACGTTGCATACTCAATGATTGGCTGCTAAGATATGAGTATCGACAACGAAAGGAGAAAAACATGAACCTACACCCCAGTGAGTTCATCGCCAAAACCCAGGCGCCCGACAACAACCCACAAAGGATCGCCACATACAACATGGTCCCCGGCACTGTCGTACGCCTAAGGAACAGCATCTTCGTGCTTGTCGATGCCTCAAAGGGGCCCCACCAGTGGCTTGCAGCCCGCACTGGTCACTCCCTTAGCCACGAACAGTTTGTGGCCCGGATGCACAAAGACCCTAACAACCTGCCCGTGGTCCTGTTTGACCCTTTGGACACCAACACGGGCACCAACACAGACAAGGAGAACAACAATGACAACGACTGAGCTTGACCCGCTCATCAAGGCATTCGTCAAAACTCTTGAGGAAGCCAATATCACCACCGCCACATCCGACCTTACCAGCACGCAGTTTGAGTGCTTCACTCCTGAGTGCCTACGAATCGTGATGGACTCCCTCGACATCGAGCCGGGCACTGTCATCTGTGTCGGCGCCTGGGAAGCAATGCGTGTCGTTGGTAATGGTTCCCGCGGTGAGTTGGTGTGGGTCGGATACGACGGTCATATGTACACCCACGAGGAGTTCGCTGATACTGTGCGTTCGACTCAGGATGTCGTGCGTGTCGTCCACTATGGGATTCTCTGATAAAGAACACCATCGAACTTTATCCGTCGCGCTGCATTTGTCGATGCTAACGCACTACTGAAGGAGGACTGAAATGTTGGATGCTCTGTACGCTGTATGGGATTTGGACTGCGATGACCCTGGCATCATCGGTCTTTTTGAAACCAAAGATGAGGCTGACGCTCATGCGGCGTATGCAACACATAAGTATTGCCGTGCAATGACTGTTGTCGAATATCGAGCAAAGGAGAATGAGAACAAATGAACCATAAGCTGGTTGCCATGACAGGTGCACTCATGCTGTCTCTTGGGGCTTGTACCCCGGCTCAGACGGCCTCGTACAACCTGAGCAATGACTCAGATAACTTCCGCGTGATGCGTCGTGTGGTGTTCGTGAACGGGATCACCGATAAGTATCTTCTCAGCATTGAGGGTTTGTGTTCGATCACGAAGGATAAGGAGGATGCTCAGCTTGAGGTCACCTGCAAGACGGGTGACGGAGAGTATAAGAAGCATTATCTGGGTATCTCAGATAACGTCACCTACTTCGTGGAGCAGATGGATCCTGCTTCTGTGGGCACCTATCATTACAAGGTGCAGTTCCGTCCTGAAGAGCTGCTGCCTGATGTCGATGTGCAGGTCAGTGGAGGCGATAATTGATGCTTATTAAGTTTAGTGAGCTGCCTATTCCGTTTGGTCGTCTCGCGCTTGGTGCTGTTCTGATCGATACAGAGGGTAATAGGTACTTTAAGGTGGTTACTGGGGAGTATGAGTACTTCTGGGTGAATCAGTTGGATGTTCTTCTTAGCTCTGGTATGTCGGATGATCTAATGTCTAAGACTGTTGAGGAAGATTGGATGGTGCTGGTGTGATGGATGACGTTCAGTACATTGGTGATGGTAAGTTCGTCGTCACTGAAGAGTGGCTTCGTGAAGTCTTTTCACAGGCAGTGAGCATGAACGTTGCTGACTGGCTGGGTGTGGATAACTGGCAGGGTTGGTGGGACACGGACGAGGCCCTTGAAGAGCTATACCCTGGTTATGCTCTGAACTATTCCTCGTGCCGGGGTGTCGCTGAAGCAATAATCTATGATTGGATGAATAATGCGAGCAAGACTAAGTAAAGATTGCTATTGCTATACCTGTGCTAGGTCTTTTAACTATCTTGGTATTGCCAGTCATAGGGCTTCGCACCGTCGTAGACGTGAAGATTGCACCATTATGTTTACATATGGTGATGTTAAGAGTTGGAAGTACTCTGAACTGAAGGAGAAGACTAATGAATGCCGAACTGGCCAATCTGACTAAGGAAATTGGTAGGATTGCTAAGACTAAATCGGACAGTGTTGAGTGGGATAAGGTAGCAAAGTTTAGTGAGATTGTTCTGATTTTCGACAGTCCTGAGCTAGAAAGCCTCAACTACCACCAGTTTCAAGATGTTGTAGAAATTTATGCCATTGCACACTCACAGAGAGATGATGCCGACTGGAACACTGTACAGTTGTTTGCAAAAATGATGCTCCAGATTGATAGAGCAATGGTTGAAGCATGACGGACATTAACGAACGATGCATTATTCAAGAAATCAAGACTATAGCTAATCTTGAACATCGCTATAACCCCTACAACTCTAGTTGGGGTCTTGTATTGGAATACTGCAAACAGCTATTGGAAGGAGAAAAGTAATGAACAACCAGGAATACATTGACACCTTTGATGAGGTGCGAGAAGGCTACAAGAAGCTGCACACAATGGCCCTCAATAAAGTGAAGATCATGTATGTAGAGGGTGTCGGCAAGCGAGAAGTTGCAACTATCCTGAGTTGTGAGGACTTCAATGACATTACGACCAAGGGCAGTGTCGTTGTCACTGAGAAGCACGGGACATTCCTGAAGGTGACTGATCAGCATTGGGTAACCGTCAACCGCTTTGAGGCTGAAGGTATCCGGCATGATGCTGACGTGCTTCTTGCCTTGATCCTGGAACAGGATTACGTCAATGTGTTGATTGATCCAGGTCACGAAGCATAGTGTTTGTACCCGTGCTATGCTGAATACATAACTGAATAGCCCCCCTCAACTCCTTGCAAGCAAGGGACGGTGAGTGTTGAGGGGGCACCACCCCCTTGTGGCGGAACAGGAAGACGCGCTCGGCTCAAACCCGGGTTCCAGTAAGGAGTATGAGTTCGACTCTCATCAAGGGGACCACCACAATGAAAGGAGAAACAACATGAAACTTCGACTGACCGACTACAACGACAACACGTACATGGACACTGACGGCTCGTGTGACATGTGTATGTACACAGGTCTCCTCGATCATCCAGAGTTCCAGTTCACCGACAGTAACGGCGGTGTGCATGACATTAGCGGCTGGGAGTCTGATTGGGGGCATCACAACGTCAAGTACAACGTGAATGTGCCACTGTTCGCTTACTGGCTGCACGACGCAGAGTTCAAGGAGCTGGATGAGCTTGCGCAGGAGGCACGACTGCATAGCCTAGAGGCGAATGAAACTGACCCTTGGGGCACTGCCCTCGACGCTATCCTCTGGAACGCAAGTGGCCATAGCAGTGAGGAAGCCCTCGACAAAGCCCTCTCGTGGGCGCTGGTTGATAAGACGGCCTGAGACAGCGCGCCTCTGATCTCAGGAACACGTACTAGGAGGGTCCGTCCTTCCAGGTACGGGCCTTGTGCGGGCTGACAACACGCACAACGGGGGCCTGTCGAACATAAGACAGGCCCCCACTTTATTACCAACAAAGAGGAAGGAGAAAGAAATGCGACCTTACAGGCAGCATAGCGGTGACGCGGGGTGTGACTTGGAGGTGCCGATCCCATACATCATTTACCCTCATGAGACCATCATGGTGAAGACAGGCTACACGCCGCAAATGTTCGACATCCCCGGGGATGCTGTCGGCCTTGTCTTTGCCCGCTCGTCGCTGCACAAGAAGGGCTTGATTCTCGCCAATGGTGTCGGTGTGATCGACTCCGGGTATGAGGGTGAGGTTCTTGTGCCGCTGCATAACCTGACCGACAGCCCTGTCGTTCTTGAAGAGCATGAGCGCATTGCGCAGATCGTGGTCCTGCGACTAGAAAACCTGTCTGAATTGTACGCTGAGCCTGTCTTGTCCACGAGGAGTCGTGGTAAGGGTGGCTTTGGTTCGACTGGAAAGTGAGAAGAAATTGAGCATTACTGTTTACTCTAAGCCTCGTTGCCCTCAGTGTGTGGCTACGTACCGCAAGCTGAATGGGCTGGGTGCCCCGCACGAGAGTGTGGATGTGTCTGAGGACCTTGAGGCCCTGTCGTTCATTCAGAGCCTCGGGTACAGTCAGGCCCCTGTCGTTGTTGTGAAGGATGCCAATGGAGCTATCGTGAAGCATTGGTCGGGGTTCCGCCCTGATTTGATCAAGAAGGAGGCTGGCAAGTGAGTAAGATCGAGAATCCCGCGAAGCTGGAAGCTGCACGTGCGCGGATGGCGAATGCGCGAGCGTCGCGAAAGAAGATGGATTACCCAGCTGATGTCGAGGCTCGTCTTGATGATTTTCGAGCGCTTGTGCTTGCGCAGTTCATTGACGCGGGCCTGTCGGCGTTCAAGGATGGGCGCAAGGTTGGAGCACACTCGGATAGGTATTTCTACAATAAGCTGGTCCGGGGCAATCTGAATATCAAGGACATGATCCTGTTGAATGATTACCTGCCTATCGATTGGACGCTTATTTTGAAGGCGATGCGGCGTCCGAAGGATGTTCTGCGGCCTATCGATACTGAGCCTGCACCTGTTGATATCATGTTCACTGATCCGGGTGATGATCCGTTTGCTGCTTTCTTTACTGATGTGGATGGTGTGTGATGGAGCCTAGTCTGCTTGAGTTTGCTAAGAGCATTGGTAGTATCGGGGCTTTTAAGGTCATTAGGCTGCTGGCTCGTGAGGGTTATCTGAAGCGCCGTGGAGGTATTAATGTGCCAACACAGAAGGCTGAGGGTCTGCTTGGTGTGCGTCGGGCTATTACTCGGGGTGGTAAGCGGCCTAGTTATCATTGGCAGACATATGTGACCCCGGAAGGGGAGAAGTTCTTTGCTGATATGATTGAAACGGAACTGAGAGACTTCGGACATTGGGAGTTGAAGAGATGAATTGGCAAGACCTCGTTGCCGACACGAATATGTGGATTGACAACTTCGATGAAGGGCGTGGAGGTAACGCTCTTGATCGTGTTATTGTCCACCATAACGCTGGTAAGGCGATGAGCTTTAGTGGCGTGTATGGTGCGTTCAGCTCGAATGGTACGAGTGCGCATTATGATGTGGACGTTGATGGTAATATTTGCCAGTATGTCCATGACTCCGACACGGCGTGGCATTGCCCGGGCGTGAACAAGAAGTCGATCGGTATTGAGCACGCGAACTCCACAGGAGCTGATGGCGGGTGGAACATTAGTGAGGAGACGCTGGATGCTGGTGCGCACCTCACTGCTGCCTTGTGTCGAGGTTACGGCTTGGGCCGTCCGCAGTGGCGAGTGAACGTCTTCCCCCATAGTGACTTCTACTCGACTGCTTGCCCGGCTTCGCTGCGTGATACGTATGCGAACGACTACATTGAGAAGGCTCAGCAGTACTACGACGACCTTGACCTTGAGCTGTTGAACAAGGAGGGCTGGGTGTCGCAGGATGGTGGCTGGTGGTATCGGCTGCCCGGTGGCAACTTCGAGACTGGCTGGTTCACTGTCAAAGGTTCGTGGTACTACGCCAATGAGAAGGGCTGGATTCAGGTTGGATGGCAGTTCATCGACGGTGACTGGTACTACCTGCACCCGGTTCATGATGGGCGCTATGGTGCTATGGAGACCAGTTGGGTGAAGGATGGCGAACACTGGTTCTACCTGAACTCGAAGGGCGAAATGCAGACCGGCTGGATTCAGCTCAAGGGTAAGTGGTATTACCTGGAAGCTAATGGTGCTATGCGTACCGGGTGGCTGTCGTATCAGGGGGACGATTACTTCTTGACTGATACGGGTGCTATGGCTGTCGGCTTGTGCCAGACCCGTCTTGATGGTGGATGCTCGATCTTTGGTGAAGATGGCAAGCTTATCCGCGGTCGGATGACGGTTGAGCAGGACGCTGACGGTATTGTGAGGCTTGTCACGCAGCACTGAGTTGGGAACTAAACAAAAAGCCCTGGATGCTACTTAAGTGTCCAGGGGCTTTTTGTATGTTCACGGTTTGTATAATGTGTATAAGGAGGTTTAGAGATGAAGAATGAAGTTCTGACCACTGACCGTACGAAGTGGACGGTGCTCACCCCTGAGCGCCGTAAGGCTCTCTATGGTCTGGTTGCTGCCATCGGCATGGTCGGTGTCGCTTACGGGGGGTGGACCGCTGAGAACTGGGAGCAGTGGACGGGCGTGGCCCAACAGGTTTTCTCTGTTGTCGGCCTGATCATTGCTGTTGTTCATACGGGCGGCACCTATATGGCACCGGCCTATGGCGTGCCTGACAGTGACACCGACTGATTGCATCGTGGCCCTGTCTCATCGTGTGGCAGGGCCACATTACTATTCACAATTATTTAAGGAGTTGAACAATGCCTCGCATTGTCGGTAGCGTTAAGACACCCGCGGGTGATCACGTGATGATCAGCCTGTACGTGACGCCTAAGCCTAACCCCGTCGGATCGAACAATCCTGTCACTGACATCCTTGTCGGTGGCTACGTTGTGCAGAACACGATGCAGCCGGTGTCGATTGACCTTGAGCCAGGCACGTACGACGTGCGTATCACAGGCCCCGGTGGCGTCATCGTGGAGAAGGAGATTGGTCTCGCGGTTGATCAGGAGGTATCGCTGAGCGCGCTGGTTGGGGCCACACCTGTTGTGCCTTCACCCCCCGCTGCACCTGTCGTTAACGTCAACGTGACGCGGCCTGAGATTCACGTGGTGGCCTCCAAGGCAGAAGCTGAGGCACTGCCTGACGGCTCCTACTACTTCCTTATTGAACACGCTGCAACGACGCCGACGCTGATTGCTCACGTGGGCGGTCAGTACACGGGCGACACAGGCACGGTCACTGTCGATGGACAGGCCGGGGACATGGTGGTTGTCGCGCTCAACGTGAAGGCCCAGCCTGATCAGGTGTTCACGTGGCCTGCTGGCTGGACGGTGCTTGTCGAACCTTACTGGGTCGGCACCCAGCAGTCTGTTATTGCCTACGGCCCGTGGTCTGAGTCCATCACCTTGAAGACTGCCAAGGCTGTCGAGGCAGGATATGTGGCCCTGTCGGTGCGCGGTGGTGGCACGCCTACGGCAGGTAGTACGAAGGATCGTACGAAGGAGCCGAAGGAAACTACGACGGTCACGGCTCCGAAGGCTCCGAGCACTGGTCTTGTGTTCGCGTACGCTTTTGAGCGTTCTCTTAGTGGGGAGACCCGTAGGCAGATCACACTGAGTGATGGTTGGGAGCTTGTGGACTTCGCGGCTCAGTCTGGGCCTAACTTCCAGACGGTGGCTGTCGCACAAGGTAAGGGCGACACGGACGCTACGTTCACGTACCCGAACGCTCAGTCGACGAATGGTCTTGGTGTGCAGGTGGTGATCCCCGGTGCCTGATCTGTGGTTGCGTCGCACTGGTGGTGACGTGCGTGGCACGATGTGGGAGCGTGCTCAGGGGGGCGACAGGTGGGTGGCTGGCACTCGCGCGGTGTCGAAGCCTGTGCCTGCGCCGACTGGCAGTGTCGTTGACCGTTTCCTGGCCTCTAAGCCTTTCTACGTGGCGCACAGGTTGGGCGGTACCGAGTACCCAGAGTTCACTCAAAAGGGCCTTACAGAGTCATTGAAGGCCGGTTTCAAGGCCTTGGAGCTATCGGTGCGTCGCTGCGCCACCGGCGAGTTTGTTCTGATCCACGATTGGGTGACGACCCGTACGGTGCCAGGGACGGAGTATCAGATCTGGAATACTCCGTGGTCTGAGTTGTCTGGCCTGCGGCAGGCATCCGGAGGCTTCATGAGGCTCACCGATGTTGTCAACCAGGTTGGGGACGACATTGTGTTGGCTATCGACCATAAGGTGACGTCTAGTAAGCCGACTGGTTCGCAGGGGGATATGGACTCTGAGAATGCGCTGTTCGATTATCTCGACACCATCCCAAATGCGAAGGATCGGGTGCTGATCAAGCAGTTTATAAATGGCGGTGTCGCTGGGCGTGCGAAGGCGAAGGGGTACAAGTCCATGTGCATGATGTACCCGAATGAGGTTGCTGGTGCGGACCTGTCATCCTTTGATGTGCTGGGCATGGAATGGAACGCTGACCAGAGTGTGTGGGATGTTCTGAAGGCGACTGGTAAGCCTTTGATTGCCCATATCATTACAACTCGACAACAGGCTGATATGGCACTCGCTAGGGGTGCTACGGGCTTGATGGCGTCTGTGCCAAGTGTCGTTCATCCGTGATCTCAAATGACCACCCCACATTACTTAGTGGGGTGGTCATTTATACTATTACTATGAAGAACATATTGAGCACGATGGAAGAACCTCGCGCAGTAACGGCAGTTATTGTGGTGGTTTATTGCCTTATCTCTATTACTGGCACCCTGTTCCTTTTGCGCGTAGGCAGCCTGCCATTGGTCGTTATTACGGCGGGTGCCTTCATGCTGGTGTCGGGAATCCTTGGTGCGCCTTCCGCGTGGAGGGGGAGTTGGTGGCTAGAAGGCCCTGCGGCGCTGTTAGCAGTTGTTGGCATGCTGCTGATTTCGATTGACGAGTTGCTGCTGCCAACGGCCCATGTCAGGTGGCCTCTGCATGGTATTATCTTATCGGTAATTATCGGCCTGCTTTTACTGGGCAGGGCTTTGCAGGTATGGCCTTACTCGTATCGTCCCGGTGTCTTGCCAAAGACAGAACTGGAAAAGGCTAAAGAGAAGTACACAAGGACCCGCAAGGAGTACTTGGCGGCCATCAACAGCTAGGAGCACCATTGAATACTGCAATCGTTGGGATAGCGTGCTCTGGTGCAACACTTCTCATCAAGACCATTATCGATCTCTGCGTCAAGCGTTACGAGAAGGCGCAGGAGATTAAAGAGGCACGAGAAGATCTCGAAGCTGAGTTGCGCACGCAGGCGTTCCTGTGGAGGGAACATGCATATGCTGTGCGTGTCGCGGCTGTGAAGGCTGGTGTGAGGTTAGAGGACCTGCCTTCTGTTCCGAAGGAGGATTAATGTCATTTCTTATTGGTGTGTTTGTCGGCTTGATTGTTGGCATGACTGGCATGTATGCATACCTGGATCATAAGTTCCAGAAGACTATTGAGGGGGTTATTCGTGAGTTCAATGAGCGAATCTCGGACGCTTTTGACGAGTGATGACCCAGGAGTGAAGGGACGGCGAGATGCCGCCTTGTCGTTGCTGAAGCGTGGCGCTGATCGTAACAAGATCATTGAGGCGACAGGCTTTACGTCGGACGAGCTGTTCATTATCGAGCAGGCATATTATGACAGCCGACAGGAACTCTCACCTCGCAACATGCGCATCAAGCAGCTTGACCGTCTTGATGCGCTTGTTGACATGGCCTACTCGCAGATTGAGACGTTCGGTCTTGCTGATGATAAGGGCAATTGGGGTGCGAACATTCAGGGTCTTCTTGCGGTCTTGCGTGAAATCTCTGAGGTTGCCAACCTGAAGCGACAGACCGTGACACATGAGATTCGGGTGATCGAGGAGAAGCAGGTAGCAGTCATGCTGTCGTTCACCAACCAGGTGCTCGAAGAGTACACGGCGCTTGTGTATCCTCATTTGTCCACTGAGGCGAAGCGCGCCCTGGAGACGAACAAGGCTGACTGGTTCTCTCAGGCTGTGAATAAGCCTGCGGCGTTGCTTGAAGCTACTGTGGAAGTTGAGGGCGAGTAATGCTGCCTTTTGGTGCTGTCGCACGCAAGTTCTCTGATGCTCAGCGTCTTGAAGTGTGGCGCAACAACCCTGCCAAGTGGGCTGAAGACCACGGCCTGTTCATGTGGTCTAAGCAGCGTGAAGTTTCACAGTCTGTTGTCGAGCATCAGAAGACACTGGTTGTCACGGGCAACGGGGCAGGCAAGGCCACCAGAGTGTCAGAACCATTGCCTACTCCTACTGGCTGGACGACAATGGGTGAACTTCGCGTTGGCGACTATGTCCTTGACGAGCGTGGTAAGCCTACGAAGGTTGTTGCTAAATCACCTGTGTGGAATATTCCACTGGTTAAGGTGGTGTTCAATGACGGTGCTGAGGTTATCTGCCCACTGGCCCATGAATGGGCAGTCATCCGCTCAGCAGACTTCCTCGTCTACGGAAAGACCACCTGGGACGACACGATCATTGTCGAGACTCGCGACCTCCATATCGGTGACCGCATCCCTAAGGCCAACAACGAGCCAGGACACTGGTGTGTCGTAGCCATTCAGGATGTGCCGACAGAACCAACACAGTGCATCGAGGTTGATTCACCCCGCCATCTGTACCAGGTGAGCCAGTGGTGCATTCCGACACACAACAGCCGACTCTCTGCCACCCTCGTCAACTGGTGGGTAGACACGCATCCTGTTGATGACACGACGGTCGTCACGACGGCGACGAACTGGAAGCAGGTCCGTAATGTCCTGTGGAAAGAAATACCCCGTGTCAAGGCTGTCGCTGACATTGGTGGCAAGGTTAACGCCGACGCAACATGGAAGATGGATGGCCGACAAGACCCTATCGCCTTCGGTATGAAGCCGGACGATAAGGACGAGTCCGGCTTCCAGGGTGTCCACGACCAGTACGTCCTCGTCATCATGGACGAGGCGGGTGGCATCTCCAAGGAAATCTTCACCGCAGCCGATGCCATCACGACGAACAAGTACGCGCGCATTCTGGCCATTGCTAACCCCAATGACCCCTCGTGCTACATGGCCGAGGTCTACAAGCGCGAGATGCGCCTGAAGCCAGAGGAACGCTCGTGGAACATCATCCAGTTCGGAGCATACGACACACCTAACTTCACGGGCGAAGTCGTACCCGTCGAAGTTGCGACTCGTCTTGTGCAGGTTGACTGGGTTGAGGCGCGTAAGAAGGAATGGGGCGAGGATGACCCCCGCTTTGTCGCACGTGTCCTTGGCGAGTTCCCTGACGTGTCTGACGACGGCCTGTTCAACATGGGGCGCGTCATGCAGTCCATGGAAGCCTACGGCACCTCCGAGCCGGATGAGGGCATGCCGATCACGATTGGTGTCGATGTGGCCCGCTATGGCTCCGACAGTTCCGTGATCGTGTCGAACCAGGGCGGCTACATCAGGATTCATGGCCGGTATCAGGGCTTGAACGGTCCTGAGCTTGCACGCAAGGTCGGCGAACTAGCCGTGGAGATGGGGGCTGTCGAGATTCGTATCGACGCGATCGGTGTCGGTGCATCAGTGCTCGACAGCATCTACAACTTCGTTCCGCCAACCATTTCCGTCGTCGGCATTCACGGTAACGCGAAGTCAGGTGATAGCACGAAGTGGTACAACTACCGTGCAGCCATGTACGACCAGTTTGCCAAGGCTGTCGCTGATGGAAGGGTGTATCTTCCTGACGACGACGAGCTGCATAACGAGATTGCATCGATCAAATATGAGTACCGCGGGTCAGCGCTGCTCATTGAGTCGAAAGAGAACATGCGTAAGCGTGGCATTAAGTCTCCTGACGTTCTTGATGCTGTCATTTATGCCTATCAGAATATTGACGCCATCATGGTGGGTGATTCAGAAGGCCAGTATTTCTCACCTGATGATTTGTTGAGTGCTGAGGGCTTCTCGGACTTTATGTTTGAGGATGAATTGGCTTACTTTATTGCGTGATAGGCTTAGTTTATGAAGTACGAGCAGAAACTTACCGAGGCTTTGGGGGCTTATTCTGAGTCCCTTGCAAGGCTTCGACAGGAGGACATTGGGTGGTTGTCCTTGTCTGCTGTCGAAGGTGCGGATTCCCTGATTACTCTTGATGTGATCCGGGATCACTCAGCACGCGCACGTCGCTTGGCCACGCTGAATCCGATTGTTAAACGCGGGCTTGTCGTCCGCAACGCCTATATGTGGGGGGACCCTGTTGTCTACAAAGGTTTGACGAGGCCTGCGCGTAAGGTGATTGATGAGAACGCGAAGCAGTGCTTTAGCGTGCAGGCGAGGGTCCGTGATGAGCAGGCGTTCAACACGGATGGTTGCGTGATCTATTTGATCGACAAGGCAGCTAAGACTGTCATGCCTATTCCTTTGATGCGTCTTGGCGGTGTCGCTACTGATGACATCACTGGGGATGTCGTTGCACTGCTCATTAATCCGGCATCTACTGGTGACCCTCAGTGGTACATGCTGTGGGATCGAACGGGCGTGACAATCAATGCGTCGGACTATAAGGTAAACCGTCGTCTCACTGCTGTGTATGTGACAGTGAACAGGTTGTCGGCGGAGCATTATGGCAAGCCTGATCTGATGGGTGCCTTGAATTACGCTCAGGCGTATAAGGAGCATCTGGAAATCGCGCGTATGATGCAGAAGTCACTGTCTCGTCTGGCATTCAAGGCGAAGTCTGTGAACGCTAATCAGCAGAAGGCCGTGACTGCGCGCATGGCTGGTATGGGTGTTGGTGGCACTGCCTCGATTGGTGCTGGCCAAGACATTCAGGCGATTACGAAGGCGGGTGCTGGTGTCGATTTCTCTGCTGGCACGCCTTTGGCGGCTATGGTGTCGGCTGCGCTCGACATCCCTCTGTCGGTGCTGTTGACGGATGGTTCTGCCGGTGGCCGACAGGGCGCTGAGACTGCTCTGGAAGACCCGACCTTCAAGGCGTTGGAGCTACGTCGTCAGTTGCATATCGACATGCTCAATGAGGTTGCGCAGGCTCTCGGCATTAAGGCGCAGATCGAGTATGGGTCGATCAATAATGATCAGACGCATCGTCGTATTCAGTCTTTGACTCTTGCATATCAGAATGGCGCGTTGCACCAGGTTGAGATGCGTTCTGGTGTGCTGCAGTTGTTGAAGATCGCCGGGTCTTTGCCGTTGGAAGATTTGCCTGCACTTCCCGATGAGGGTAAGGAAGAGGACTCGACAACGACGAAGAGTGATGACGAGACCAAGGACGGGCGTGCGACAGGTGTCGGGCCCCTGTCTGATGGTACAAACGACAATAGGAATAGGAGTACTGATGCATAAGCTGCATGAGTCTTTTTCGCCCGAGCCTAATTCTCTCGGCGATGGAAAGTACCGCATCCGCATTATTGTACCCGGCCAGGGGTCGAGTGGTATCTACACTGCCGAGAACCTGGCTGCGTCTGCGCCTTTGTTCAAGGCGGGCACTGAGATGTTCATTGACCATCCGACAGAAACTGAGGAGTGGGAGCGCCCGGAGCGTTCTATTCGTGACTATGCTGGCGTCTTCTTGGAGGATGCCACTGTCGGGGAAGACGGTGCACTCTACACTGTGTGTAAGGTGTTCTCAGGGGTCAATGAGTTGATCAAGGATAAGTGGGAGCATATTGGTGTTTCCATTAATGCCTGGTGCGCTGACCCTATTAGCGAGAATGGGATTGTTCCGCCTATTGCTGGAGTGCGTTCAGTTGACTTTGTGACTACTCCGGGTGCTGGTGGTGCTATTACTGATCTGCTAGAATCTAATCGTACTAACAATTACGTTAAGGAGGGAACTGTGGACAAGGAACTTTCGTCCAAGTTCGATGAGCTGAAGGATGCTTTTGCTTCTGCTATTGAAGCACTTGGTTCTAAGCTTGATTCCGCTGTGGCTTCTATTCAGCAGTCAAAGGTGGAGGAGTCAGCTGAAAAGGCATCTCTTGATGTTGATTCGGCTATCGAAGCGGGCAAGAAGATCGCCGAGTCCGGTCTGCCTGAGCTGGCTGTCACTCGTGTGCGTGAGGCCATGAAGGCTGGCAAGGCTGTCGATGAGGCTATTGAGGCTGAGCGACACTACCTTCATGAGGCTACTGCATCGACGGCCACGCCGGTCGATGACAAGCCTGTCAACACGTTCAACAAGATTGGTTGGTGATCACTGTGGCTGTTATGTCCATTAAGGCTCCGGTTGTCAAGGATAACCAGATCTTTGAATATTCGGATACTCTCTCTCTGCCTGTCGATGCTGCGCAGGCCCACCTTGAGCCGGGTGATGTCGTTGTCATTAATAAGACGAACGGTATTGCTGGCATTCTTCAGTCGAAGGTTCGCCCGACGACTGCTGAGCCTGAGAAGACCCTCGGTGAGGTCTTGACTGCTCCGACCTATGGCCTGAACGGCCCCGGCTACGCCTCTGTGCGTGTCGCTGGTGGTGTGTTCGAGCTGACCGGCAAGGTCACTGCTGATGCCAAGGCCGGTGACCCTGTGTACGTGAAGGCTGCGACGGGTGCTGGCACCAAGCCCGTTGTGACGACCGTCAAGACCGGTGCGGACGTCATTATCGGCTGGCTGAAGGAGCCTGTGTCGTCCGCTTCTGTCGATCAGAAGCTGCAGGTCGTTCTCGCACCTGCGAAGACCGCCTGATAGGAGGCTTTAACATGCATTTTAAGGACCAGAACGACTTCAATGTCTGCCTGTCGGAGGCACTCACTGGCAGCCGCCTTGCGCAGGCACGCCTGAAGGAAGCTATTACGTCGGACCAACTCGCGCCCATGTTCGTGAAGGCTGCGAATGTTAAGTTTCAAGAGTATTTCGACGCTTACAACACGATGTGGGGCAGTATTGCCTCCAAGGAGCTGCTGACGGACTTCCGCGCTGCTTCGCTCCTGTCGCTGAAGCCTGACACGACGACTGCTCCCATCGACAATGGCGGCTACAAGCACCCCTCGGGCACGCTGCCTCATGTTCCTGAGCTGACGCCGTACCCTACGATGAGCTACCAGGCAGAAGGTGCGTTTATCACCACTGCTAAGCATGGTGCGCGCATCCAGTTCTCGTTCGAGTCGTTCATCAACGACGAGTGGAACGTGATTAGTCGCTTCCCGAAGGATGCAGCGACGCTTGCTGCGCGTACTGAGGACCTGCTGGTTCTGCTTCAGATTTTCGATCCGGTCACGAAGTCTCTTCGTGCGGACGTGTTCAATGATGCCAACAAGACGAAGGCCGACTTCACGACCGTGCCGGACGAGTTCACGGGCGGCACGGGTGCTGGTGGTGTCGGTGGGGTGAAGAACGCGGCTCTGTCGTTCGATGCCATTGTGGCCGCACGCTACCAGGCTCTTGCGACCATCCGTGATGGCCACTCCACGTATGTCCCCGAGGGTTTCGTGCTGGTGACCAACCCGGCTCTGGCCGAGGTCGCCAAGAACTACACCCTCATCAATGAGATTCGTACGCAGGTTGGCAAGCGCACGGAGATCAAGGCGAACCCGCTGAAGGATCTTGAGGTGCTTTCCTCTGACCTCATCTCGGTTGTCGGCGGTGAGAAGGCCTGGGTCCTCTTGCCGAAGGGCGGTCGCGCCAATGGCAAGACTGTCTTGGCCAAGACCGGAATGATGGGTCGTGAGGCTCCTGAGCTTCGTATCCATAACAAGACCGGCCAGATGCTCGGCGGCGGGGATGTGAACCCATATGAGGGCAGCTTCGACAACGACGACATCGAGGTTCGTATTCGTCAGATTGCCGGTGCGGGCCTGGTCCGTTATGATGGTGTGATTGGGTCTACGGGCCTGAACTCCTGACGGATTGATTGAACCCCCTATGGCTTTTGCTGTAGGGGGTTCAGCTATACTTAGATCATGATTGACTACACTTCTCCTATTGGCCAGGTAAGGGTTCTTATTCCTGACTTGCGTAAGTTGGAGGACTTGCGTGATCTTCGCAATGAGCCTCGCTATTTGTTTACGGATGACGAGATTCTTGCCTTCCTTGCTGTTAACAATGGGAATGTGAAGCGGGCCGCTGCTGATGCATGTGATGCTATTGGCATGGATAAGGCATTGCAGCTTCTCGTCTTGAAGACTGATGATAAGCAGACGGATGGCGCTAAGCTGCTTGACGCCATTGTGAAGCGCGCGAAGACTTTGCGGGAGCAGGCGAAGGAAGATGACGAGAACAACCTGTCGTTCGATGTTGTGATGCCATCGTATGAGCCTGTTGATTGGGTAGTGAACTTCTAATGGCCCTGTCGATAAGTGCGAATATTCATCCACTGTTTGTGACTCTTGCGCATTATCCTTTGGAGTTGCTGACGAACAGTAAGATCAGTGTGTATTCGACTCCGGATTCTGTCGAGCATGAGTGGGACCCTGAGCATGGGCTGCATAACCAGGAGAACCTGCCTATCTGGGTTGGGTGGGCGAATGTGACGCCTAACGTTGATTGGCGTGCTCGTAACCGTGAGTGGGCGGGTGAAGTGACGGGCGTGCACGCGTATCGTATTCAGCTTCTTCATATCGACAAGAATGAGACTGTGAACAGGCAGCTGTGGGGTGATCCTGAGATGCGTGTGTCGTTTGCAGAGGGTATGCGTGTTGTTATTAACAAGTCTCCTGCTGATCCCAGGCAGAATGGCTTGAAGCTGATTGTCCGTAACGCTGTGTTCGACTCGTTGCCATGGCAGCCGACGCTGCTGTGTGACTTTGAGACAGGAGACACTAATGGCCAAAACTAAAAAGACTGTTCGCTTTGATGGGCGTGTCGCTGGCATCAAGATTACGGTCACGTCTGATCGACACGGTGTGGCTGCGCGTGCGAAGAAGAAGATCATCGATGCCGCGTGGAAGCACGTGGATGAGGCCGCTCAGGCTGCTGCTGTCGCTTCCACTGAGTATGGCCGGGCGCTGATCGACACGGACCCTCGGCGTGTCGATACAGGCTATATGCGCGATACGTTCAGTGTCGATGCGTCTAAGGGTGGTAAGGTCGTGGAGATCGGTTGGCATAAGTGGGCGCGCGAGAAACCCTACTACTCATGGCAGGAGAACGGTACACAGGGTAATAGGACGACAGGGTACTTGCGATCTGGTTTGCGTGCCAAGGCGAAGAATTCTGCAGGTAAGGGTATTACTCCGGCGAAGTACTTGCCTCGTGTGACAAAGGTCTTTCGTGAGGAGTTTTATGGGAGGTTGAAGTGAGGGATCGTACACTTGAGTTCGACACGGCCTGTCTTGAGTTACTGAAGTCGATTCGCGATATTGGGGTCTTTGATTCTTTTGCTCATGATGTGAAGAAGCCTCTGTACATCGTATATCACGGCGGTGCCGAGATTAACAGGTACTTGAATTCGTACCTGTCGATGGCTGGGCGTACGCAGGATGTGTATGAGCATCCTTTCTATGTGGATGTGTATGCTGAGAATAAGCAGATGCTTGACCGGCTGGTGTCGGTTGTGAAAGAGAAGCTTATTGGTGCTGTGTTGATTGACGGGTCGAATGAGGTGAACATTGCGGCTTCTGTCGGTTCGACAGCGGATCATGATTCGACATTGCGGCCTACTGTTTATCAGCGGCATATGAGTTTCTACGTGAACCTGGATAGGGGGGATTGATATGCGAGTACGGAATATCTACACGGGTATTGTGTGCGAAAAGTCTAAGGACATGCTGTCGGTGTTGCCCGATATGTATGAGCCTGTTGATGATGATACGCCCGTGACACAGCCTAAGTGCTGTGGTGCGGATGATATCATTGATATTGACAGTACGACGGATCAGGAGGACTGATTATGGCCAAGATGCTTTCTCCGAATACCACTATTTGGTGGGTTTCGGCTGACAGTATTACCAACAAGGATGACCTTTTTAAGGTTGCCACTTACGCGGGTGCCTCGGCTAAGGCCGTGGACATTTCGTGTGCTATTGCGGCTGGCATGACGTTGGGCGCAACCGACTCGGATACGGATGATTCGCGTTCGATCTGCGACTCCGGAAACGCGAAGACCCCCACGGTGTCGAACTACGAAGCTTCTCTCACGTTCTTCCGTGAGGCGATTGCGTCTGGTCAGAAGGCAGCGGGTAATACGAGCGTCTATGACAAGGCGTTCCAGCTTTTCAAGCGGGGCGTCTTGGATGGCCTGAACGAGGGCTACCTTGTTCAGCGTATCGGCTTCAGGCAGGGCACTCCTGTCGAGGCTGGCATGGAGATCAGCGTGTTCAAGGTTGTCGCAGACAACCCGAAGGACGAACTCGGAGACGGCGACAAGCCGATCCAGTTCACTGTGCCATTCCTGCCTCAGGGCTACATGGAACTGAATAAGGCCATCGCGGCCTGATAGAATACCCCTGTACCTCCGAGGTGCGGGGGTATTCTCATATCTGATTGGAGTAGACATCATGCCTTTTGAACTGTCTAAGATCATCTCGTCGATCAAGCCCACTGTGAAGGCCATCGACGTACCCCTGAACACTGAGGATGCTGAAAAGCTAGTGGAGCTGACGGAGATTGCAAAGACTGCACAACTGCAAGAAGCGCCTTATTCTCGGTCGATTACTGACACCACGCCTGGTGTCGAATTGGCCGAGAAGATTGAGGAGCTGCATAAGCAGACGATCACCCTTCGTCTTCGTGCGTTGTCGAACAAGGAGCTACAGGTCCTCAAGCGCCGTGTGTGGACTGATCCTGTCTTTTCAACGAAGAACAAGAATGCTGATGAGAAGGCAGTTATTGATGTCGAGCGCGAGGATCGACTGATGGAGTACATCATTGCTCACGCTTGTGTCGAAGTCATTGACAACTCGACTGGTGAGTCTCAGAAAGGTCTGTCGGACGAAGAGGCTGCTGAGCTTCGCGGCGCGCTTCCTGAGTTCTTGTGGCAGCAGATTTGCGCCACGTGGAATGACGCTCAGACGCTGGGTGTCATGGTGTCGGAGGCGATCTCCGATCCTACGTTTCGTGGGGACGGAGCTGTCGAAGCAGGAGAACCAGTGGGCGGTGCTCCTGCTGAAAACAGCGAGGGCTGAGGGTAAGCCCCCGACACTGTTCATTGGGGCTCACGGCATGTTTGCTCGCACCCTGCCTGTATGGTTTGGCGACGACAAGGATTATGAGTCGATCCCTCAAACTGAATACACTCCACTTGATCTGGCTTTGTGTGCTGGCTATCAGTATTACCTCGACAGCCTGTGTAACAAATGCGGAACTCCTTTGTGGTATGGTCGCAGTGAACATTCATCCATTGAATTTCATGTTGAGCATTCGACGTGCTATTCATGTGCTGAGCTTGAGACCTATCGGGAGAAGCAGCGGGATTCAAGGCCTGGTGAAAGCACCTACACAGTGATGGACACTGTCGAGTATTCTGATGGCTCAAAGGAACCAATGCCTTCTCCTTTGGAGGCATTGGAGTTCGTTAAGTGAGAATTGTCCCTGGTATCATTGAAGTGGTACCAGGGACAATTCTATGCAGAGGATTAAGACATGAGTGACGAGTCGATCAAGATTGACATTGATGTCAATTCTGCGGGGGCTGAAAAGGCTGCGCGGGATATTAGTGCTTTGGAAAAGCAGATCGCCTCTTTGCAGTCTGCTGTTGCTGCATTGAAGGCCCCGTCTGGTCGTGGCGGTTCTGTTCTTGATTCGTTGCAGCTGAATAGCAGCAAGGTTAAGAACATGAAGGAGACGGCGACAGCGTTGAAGTCTGTTGCTGATGGTCTGTCGTCTGTGTCGCGTGCCAGTGATGGCATGTCGAAGGTTGACTTGGCGGCGGGCGTTGATCGGACTGTATCGGCGTACCGTCGTTTCGTGCGTGAAATGCAGGCCAGTAACAAGCTGACGAATGATCACATTCAAAAGCTGAAGGATACTGCTGCTGCTATGCGTGATGTCGCATCGGCGACTAATGCTATGGCTACTGCTGAGGATAAGGCGAAGCGTGCGCAGGCCGCGTTGAACCAGTCGCAGGCTCGTAAGACCGAGGCTCAGGCTGAGAAGCTTCGTGCTCAGGCGAGTGTGAAGCGTGAGGACAACGTTATCCCGTTGCAGCGACAGAAGGGCCGGGACGAGCGGAACCTAGTGAAAGCAAAAGGCGCCGAGGCTGCTCGTCTTGCCGAGATCCAGGCCGCGACACAGTTGCAGCAGGCCGAGCTGAAGCTTGCTGGTGTGACGGCGAGCGCTGAGGCGAAGCGTGAGGCTGCGGCTGTCGCTGCGTCTGCGCGTATTGCTGCTGCTCGTGAGGCTGAGGCTGGCCGTACGCAGCGTGCTGTGATCAAGGAGCAGGGTTCTGGCGAGCGCCAGGCAATGCGCATTAATGCATCCGCGGCGAAGGCTCAGTTGCGTGCGAATGAGCAGGCTATTGAGAACGTTCGTTATGCTGCTCGCGACACGGCGGTGTATTACGGGGCTATTACTGCTGGCCTTGGCACGCTGGTGTCGGCTGCTGTGCAGGCTGGTATTGCTCAGGAGCGTGCATTTGCTGACGTGAAGCGCACGGCCCAGGGTACGACTAATGATTTGAATGAGTTGCGTAAGGCATACACGGACCTGTCTACGCAGAAGGTTGTGACACCATTTGCTGACCTTGCGAAGATCGGCACGCTCGGCGCGCAGATGAACATTCCTACGAAGGACCTGAGGGACTTCACGACTGCTGTTGCTGAGTTTTCGACGGTGACGGAGATGGATGTTGAGGCTGCGACGACAGCGTTTGGCCGCTTTGGCCAGATGATGGGCGGCTTGCAGGAGTCCTCCAAGGGCGCGGGTGATGGGTATAAGATTCTTGCGAATCAGGTTGCTGATCTGGGTGCGAAGTCTGTTGCGACGGAGCCTGAGATTGCCAACATGATGGTGAGTATCGCTGCCCAGGGTAAGAGTGCGGGCTTTACTCAGAACCAGATTCTCGCCCTGTCGTCTACGTTGTCGTCGCTCGCTATTCCGAAGGAGTGGGCGCGTGGTTCATTGCAGCGTATCTTCAACTCGATCAATGCGGCTGCTGCTGAGGGCGGCGACGCTATGCACACGTACGCCCGCGCTGTCGGCGTGACGGATGCCGAGTTCCAGAAGCTGTGGCGTGATGATCCGAATAAGGTGTTCCAGGGCATTTTGCAGAACCTTGCGGGCATCGGCGACAAGGTGCAGAAGGCTCAGGCTATTAAGGATTTGGGCTTTAAGAACGTGCGTGACGTGGAGCTGCTGTCGCGTATGTCGAACAGTGTTGGCCTCTATGTCGAGCAGTTGGAGGAGGCTGAGCGAGCGTCGAAAAATACGTCGTTCATTGATGACTCGATGTCGATTATCACCGACACCATGTCGGCGAAGTTGCAGCAGTTCCAGAACGCCCTGCAGAATGCTGGCGCGGCCATGAACTCTAGCTTCATGGTGCCGATGAAGACTGTTGTCACGGTGGCGACGATGGCCGTGAATGCTTTCGCAAAGCTTCCTGCACCTATTCAGGCGTTCGTTGGTGCTTTGACTGCCGTGGGCATTGCCCGCGTGGGTATGGTGGCGACGAAGGCTGCGCTGGTGTCGATGTCCGCGACGTACATGCAGATGGGGTCCCGCGTGATGCAGGCAACGGGTCAGCAGACCTTGTCGTGGGGTGTGGTATGGCAGGCCGTGAAGCAGGCTCAGGCTGGTGTCATTGCGTATGATGGGTCGCTTGCTTCTAATGTGGGTACGGCGAATGCTGCTGCTGCCGCAAATCAGCGTCTTGCGGCGTCGGACTCGGCTGTCGCTATGGCCGCGGGTAAGGCAGCTGCTGCGAAGGAAGCTCAGGCTGCGGCGTCTGCTGTAACGACGGGCGCTCAGGTGGCTGCTGGCGCTGGCCAGGCTGTCGGTGCTTTGTCGAAGCTGTCTGCTGTTGGCTCTGGCTTGATGGCTATGTTTGGCGGGCCGTGGGGTCTGGCTATTACGGGCGCGATTACTGCTGCTTCGGTTGCTGCGACGTACCTTGGTGACTCATTTACGGGGGCGTCGGAGAAGGCTGAGAATCTGAAGGCCGCTGTCGGTGGCTCGTCGGCTATTCTGAAGGCTTTGGCTGAGGATACGAAGGAAGTTGGCTCTGGTGCTCAGACTTCTTTCGCTGAGTTGAATGCGACGATCCAGCAGAACGGCCAGACTCTCACGTCGAATGGTGAGGCGTTGGGTTACTACGTGGATAAGTCCGGACAGGTTGTTCAGACGACACAGGCTCAGGCTGAAGCGTTCGGCTATTCGACGCTGAAGATCGGTGAGCACACGCAGGCGCTGATTTCTGACGCTATTCAGGGTTCTGATTCGTTTAAGAACATGTCGAAGGATGTCAAGCAGGCGCTTGTTGACATGGGCTTCTCTTACGCGCAGTACATTAAGTTGGCGACGACGTCGGAGTCTGAGGGTGGCGGTAAAGCCGCTGCTGACGCATACGTGGATGGCTACATCGCTCAGCTTGAGACACGCAAGAATGAGATGATCTCTAAGCTCGATCCTGAGTCTCCCTCCTACGCGACTAAGCGTGCGGATATTGCTTCGCAGTTTGAGGGGCAGATCAGTGCCTTGAACGAGGTGAAGAGCCAGACTGAGGGTGTCGGCGGCGCAATGCGCGATGCCCTGAATGATGCCCAGCTGTTTGGTCAGGAGATGACTGAGGCGGGCGACAGCTCAGAGGAGGCGTCGTTCAAGATCGGTGACGCCAAGAACGAGTTCAAGGACCTTGGTGAGGTTCTTCGTTCTGTCCTTGATGAAATGTTTTCATCGACGGATGCTGCGGCTGCGCTTGATAGTGCGTTGCAGCAGGTGTATGAGTCGATGCAGACCAATGGTACGTCGATGGACCCAAATTCTGCTGAGGGTCAGGCGAACATTGCTGCTATTGAGGACTATTTCCAGGCGATGGGTAATGCTGCTGCGGCTGGTATCGAGGAGATGGGTTTGACTGGTGAGGAGGCGTACCAGTACGCTCAGCAGTCGATTCAGGACACGATTGACTACCTGTCGGCCCAGGGCTTCGACATGAGCGCGTTTGAGGCTCAGCGTGACACGATGGCGGCGATTATTGCCCAGCCGTATCAGTCGGGTGAGGTGGATCATTCTGCGACAGATGCGTCGTTGAATGAGATGGTTGGTAATGCGGCGAACGCGGTGGGCCAGGCTCAGGGGTTCTTGGGCAAGGTTCAGGCTATTTGGCAGTCGATTCAGGGCTACATGTCGCAGATCGGTGGCGCGAAGTCGAAGACGGGCAAGGGGTCGTTTACTCTTGGCCAGAAGTCGAAGATTCGTACGCCTACGTTTGCTTTGCGTAACAATGGGAAGTCGGCGTTTAGTGGCGCGAATTTCCGTGCAAAGCCTCAGCGTTCGTCTGGTGGCGGCGGTGGGCGCGAACGCGCGCCTCGTTCTGGTGGTGGTGGTGGCGGCCATTCACCGTCGTCGCGTGCTCGTAAGGAGACGAAGACTGCTGCCGAGATCTTTGAGGACTTCCTGTCGAGGTTGAAGTCAGCGCTCGACAAGGCGCTGCAGTCGTGGTGGCGTTCGACGACGGCTCAGGATAATTACCATAAGGGCCTCAACTCTTTGCGCAAGGATGTCGAGAATACGACGAGCAAGATCAAGAATCTTCGTAAGGAGAATGAGAAGCTTGCGTCGGATATGCGTAAGGCTCAGCAGGAGTTGCATGATGCTGAGTTCTTCCATGCTGTCGCTGTGAAGTACGGCGACGAGGAGCGTATGCAGTCTACTCAGACTGATATCGATGAGGCGAAGCAGAAGATCAATGAGTCTCAGACGAAGATTGGCGAGAACAGCCAGGAGATTTCGGTTCTTCAGGCTGGCCAGTTTGCGTTGAAGGGGTACACGGAAGCAGCTATTGCTAACCGTGAGGCTTTGCGGTCGTTGCAGTCTCAGATGATTGGTCTGATTGAGGCTTATGCTGCTGCCGGCCATTCGACACAGGAGATCGAGGCGTATACGCAGTCCTTGAAGCAGCAGTTTATTTCTCAGGTGACTCAGCTGGGCTACAACCAGGGCGAGGTTACGGAGCTTGCTGGTGCGTTTGATAGCTTGACTGGGACTATTGGTCAGGTTCCTCGTGATGTTCGTGAGAATGTGACGGATAATGGGACTGTCGGTGCGACACAGGGTGCTATTGATGGGATTCATGCTGATCCTGTGACTGTTCCGGTGCAGCCGTCGCAGTCTACGATTACTGTTCGGATGCGGGTTGTTCCTGATTTGAGTCAGGTTTTGACTGGTAAGCGTCATTGGGGTAAGGCGGGTCCTTGGGCTGATGGTTATCAGTTCTTTGATGGTGGTCTGATTCCGTCTAGGGGTTTTGCTTCTGGTGGTTTGGTGCCGGGTCGGCCTCCTGCTAATCCGAATGTCGACAATCTGCTGGCTACGAATGGCAACGGGCTGTTTAGTGTGCGTAGTGGTGAGTACGTGATTAGTCAGCCGGCTGTCGATTTCTACGGTAAGGGCTTCATGAATGCTCTTAACACAATGCAGGTGCCGGTAATGTCTGGTGGTGGTTATTCCGCGGGCGCTGGTGATGGGCTTGTTACAATTAATCCAGCACAGTTTAATGAGCTTGTCCGGGCTGTTTCGACGACAGTCATGTTGAATGGCCGTGCGATTAGTAAGAATGTGGATAGCAATAATGTGAGGAGTGGTAACCGTGGTGTTTACTAGGGGTTGTTCGACTCGTGAGGTTTATTTCGCGGTTGGGAAGTTTATGTCGTGGTTTCCGGCTCCGGATGAGTCCCCGACAGCAGATAGTGTGCAGTTCGGTAGTGATTCGACGACGTTGCTGAATGGTTTTGCGTCGATTAATGGTTCTGTGTATGGTCATCGGAAGTATGAGTTGAATTGGTCGTATTTGAATCGTGATCAGGCTGAGTTGTTTCGTCGTTTGTTTTTGAATCGTGGGGATGAGTGGGTGTCGTATGCTGACCCGTTCTCGTTCAATAACATGTTGTCGCCTTTGATGGGTTTGCCTTATTTGCATGTTCATGCTGGTACTCCTTTCGCGTATAACGATTGGGGGAAGCAGGCTTTGTTTGTGTCGGATGGTATTGATGAGAAGTCTCAGCATCCTACTGTTGTGTATAAGCCTGATCCTTTTGCTGTTAATAATCAGTTTGATCATGTGTTCAATAAGCTGAATGGTCGTCAGGCGTCTTTGGCGTTGAGCAAGGTTGGCGCGTATACGGAGCGTGTTGTTGTTCCTGAGGGTTATTATGGGACGTTTTTTGCGTCGGGCTATGAGGATGGTAAGCAGCCATTTAAGTGGGTGTTGCAGCGTGTCGATGGTGGGACGCCTGGTACTGTTATTACGAAGTTGAAGAATCAGGTTTTCAGTATGAGTGAGGGCTTGTGGGAGATTACGATGCGCCCTGGCCAGGATGGCCAGTTGTCGTGGTGTGGTCTTCGTGTGACGCCGTATGATCCTGATCAGGTTGCTGCTGGTGTGTCCGAGTATGAGTTCTCGTATCCGGCCGGTGGCGGGAATATGAAGGTTGTTCCTGGGTCTGCCCGTGTCGTTACGGTTAATAATGCTCGTGGTCATTTTTCTGCTTCGGTTTCCTTGGAGGAGTGCTACTCATGGTGATGCGTGTCTTTGGGATTCCTGCTGGCCAGCTTACGAACTGGTCTGTGCAGGAGGATGGTGTGTCACTAGATCGAGATCAGTCGTCTGGCGGGTTCTCTGAGTACTCGTTGGAGGGTGCTGGAGGCATTGAGCCGGCTCTTGTTGTGAACAAGGATGTGGTGCTGAGTGACTTGCGTTTTGGGCGTACTCATGCTGTCGCACGCGCTTTAACGACAGGGCCGTGGTCGTGGTCTGTGACGTTGAATGATCCTTTTTATCTGCTGGATATTGAGGCGACGATTGAGCCTATGGTCTATACGGAGCTAAAGACCATCATTACGCGGTTCTTTAAGGCTGCTGGTGTCGTTGATGTGCCGAAGATCTATGTGCAGAATTTCCAGTCTAATTCTGTCGCCGGGGGTTTCTTCACTATTGCTGGTGCCATCTTTGATCATATCTATGATTTTCCCGGCGGTAAGGGGAACTTGTGGTCTATATTGAAGTCGTGGCTGTCGGCTAATGACCTCCAGATCACGTGGGTGTACGACACGGTTGTAGTGTTTAAGAACCATACGATCCTTACTCGCCTTCAGGGCTACACGTCTGACTACAAGATTTCGTACGAGCAGTCTGAGCCCGTGTCGAGCATTGAATGCACGTATCGTGAGTCTACTCTTTATGATCTGTTTAGTGGTGGTAATTCCGAGGCGGCTTATTGGGTTGATGACAAGCCTGTTTTTAACCCCTATTCAAAGAATATGCCGGCACCTACCATTGTGCTGTACCCGAATTATGATCCGAATAAACCTTATCTGGAGGCTTTGAAGGATCTTGAGGTGCTTTCTGTCGATGCTGGTGAGACGAAGGAGTTTGTTCTCGAGGTTCCTGTTCATGTGAAGAGTATTACGTCGCAGCCCGTTTGCGTGATGCCGTACGACTATCCTAGTGGCGCACGCTCGGTCTGGTTTGGGAAGTCGGGCGTTGTTCCCGGTCCGAAAGAGTTCGGTAAGAGTTATTACGTTGTTGTCGGCAAGGATAATAAGCCGATTGTCCCCGCGCAGTGGAACGCTGAGGGCGGCAGCGTGTTCGTTGAAGTGGGGGATGAGCCGAATCAGATTAAGGTGACTGTGACGGGCATGTTGAATAAGCGTCTTGCGCCGTATCGGTTGGCTGAGTCTGATGGACAGAACGATTACTCTTTCTTGCGTATTTGTGGCGAGGGTTATCCCTATGTTGAGAAGACTGTGACATTCTATACGGGTTATCCTCGTAAGACTGATCCGTTGAAGATCAGCAGCCCGTACATCGACACGGTGGATAAGGCGTATGCCGCGTGCGTGTATGCTGCTCAGTCTGCTTTGGGGACGAAGACGAGTCTTGAGTGGTCTGGTATGACACCGTTGAATGAGGCATACACGGATGTCACGTATGACTTCGAGCGTGAGCCTGTGACTGCAGCTGATGTGACTGCTTTTACCGACAGCCCGTTGCCCGAGAAAGCTACTGAGAAGTGGCCTGAGGGCACGACGATGAAGAAGATTATGGATGATCTCCTGGCGTTTACCGCGAATAAGCCTGTGACTGATAAGCCTCAGGTGTTTGGTCGTATGGCTGGGACTTGCGCGTTGTTCGACAGGTACACGTGGCAGATCAGCAGTGTCGAGTATGGTGAGTCGGGTGTGAACCTGTCGGCTGAGCCATATACGTCGGTGTGGGACTTGGCTAATCTGTTCGACATGCCTCGAGTGGCTGACTTGCCAACGCCTCCGGGGATTACGTTGGGGCAGCTGTCGCTCAGGGGTTTTGAGCATCACGAGGCTCAGTCTGCCTAGCAGTAAAGAAGAGACGACACCTGCTTTGGTGTCGTCTCTTCTCATGTCTACTTGCCCAGGATGTTAGCGAAGTAGGTCTGGCCTGCTGGTGTGACGAGGAGTTGTGGCCTGATCTTACCCGCAGGGTCGATGCGTTCGGTGAGGATGAGGATTCCTCGGTTGACTGCATCCTGCATGGGGATGATCTTGCCCTGCCCGTTGCGGAATGCGAAGTTGTCGTCGAGGAGCCAACGACAGAACTTGTTGGGTCCCATGGTCTTGATGGTCTTCGACAGAATCTTGCCGAAGGCGCTGGGTGTGAGGTCTCCTTCTGCTGTTTCGATGGCTTTGCCGAGGGCTGCGACAGGGCGTTGGGC